TAGAGAATGCTAATGCGATTGTTTCGTGGTTGTATCTAGCTGTGAAAGTTTCACCTGCTTGATCGAACACTACTCCAGCACCTTCTTGTTTAACTGGTGCAGAAGCGAAACCGCTTAACATTACTTCTTCTTCGAAAGCTCTGTCAGATGTTTCAGTAGAATAGATTTCAGCATGCTGATTCTCATATCTACCATACTCCAGGCCGAATAAGGCATTCAAACCTGGCTCTAGTTCTTTAACTAGTTGTGATCGTGATATTGCCATAGTTTATCCTCCTTATGCTATACCTGTACCACTTCTAAAGAAGTGATTGTTGATTCTAACAAGAATGTTAGCGTTTGACACAGTCACATCTGAATTATCAGGGTCTTGTGAAATGTCAATTGCTTGCACAGCGAATGTAGTTGCAGTACCTGAAGCACTTACATCTAATTGCACTTGTGATATTCCTGTTGCTGTAGTACCAGTAGCATTAGTAACTGAGTAGTTTTTAAAAAGATCCGCTCTTGTAAAACTCTGATCAGCGTCCATTAAGAATACTGCATCTGGATCGTCAACAACAAAGGCAGTAATATCGCCTTGAGTTGGTGTAACACCACCAGGGTAGTAATTCTTATAAGTTGGCTTTTGAGTAGTTGGATCGTTGTAAAACACTCCGTTAAAAACACCCACAACAGCTGCAGCATTCCCAGCAGTATGTCTTTCGATATTTCCTGTTGATACAGGAATAACCAAGTCACCTTGGTATATCGCAGTTCCATAACCTGCTTTGATAGTGTATCTGTTCTGAGCTCCTACTAATGGTGTACCGTCTAGTTTTCTGTATGGTCTTAGACCAAACTTTTCTAGTTGATTTGCCATAGTTGTTTTCTCCTTTAACTATATGTTTATATTATCCAAGCTATCTCGGGTAGGTAATGCAAAAAAATTATTTTTTACGACTACCACCAAAGGTAACTCTAGACTGTCTATCAATATTGATAGGCATGTCCGGGTGTTGTTCCTTCATGAGTTCTCGATCAATCGCGTCTGTTCTGTCTTGAGTTATTCTTCTAAAATACTCAGCACGACTTCTCAAAATCTCCTCCGGTATCCTTGCCAACACAAGGCCACCAATTCCGATTAGACCAGCATGTTTTCCTTCTGAGATGACTGGATAATCATTCTGACCAATTTCACTAATTAGTGTTTCGGCCTTAACGAATTCCCAACCTTCTCTAAGTTTCTTAGACACATTACCTGGGTCTTCAAAACCATTAGTCGCAGTACGTATCCATCTATGTGCATACCCATGCGGTGCAGCTGGCGCATCCAAACTGGATGGTGGAGTCCAATCTTTTTTACGAGTTAATTTTTCTCGTTTACTAGACTCGCGTGAAGTTTTGTAGTCTTCCATATTAAGCTCCTTCCTTCACGTATTTTGCGTATTCCTCTAGTGGCACCCCTAATTTCTTAGCGATAACTACTTGTGATTTGGTGAGTTTCACAGTTTTGCGTCCTCCAGATCTACGACTGACTGATGCTACATTCTGGACGGGTTCTTTTGTAGCTTGTCGAACTTCTGTCGTCTCTTGGGCAAATTTCTGAGGGAAATACTCCTTCATACGTTTGTTGATTTGATTATAGTATTCATCACTCTCTGCGTCAATTCCCTCCTGCAATAGGTCTTCGTGTATTCCCATAGCAGCAGAAGTCATAACTCTATCAGAGCCAAACCATTCATTATCCTCAGCCCAAGTTTGAGCTTTTTGGCTAATTTGTGGTTGTGCAGTAGGTGTTTCTTCAACAGGTTGTGATTCTACTTGTTTTTTTCTAGCCTCTTTATCAGCAAGAGTCATAGAAACTTTTTCTTTCTCAACGGATAATCTTGTTAAATTATCTTGAGCCTCTAAAATTGCATCTGAGTCTTGAGATTCAAAAGCAGCTTTCAAAGCAGCTTTAGCTTTATCTCTTTCAGAGTCAATCCTAGCATTATATTCTTTAAGATAGTTATTATCTGTTTCTTCAAATTGATTTTGTGCTGTTTCGTATTTACTTTTTAAGCCTTTTGCATAATCAACTGCAGCTCTTTCTCTACGTTCAGCTTCTTTAATTTGAAAAGTTAATTTCTTAATCCTTTTTTGTACTTTCTCAGAATAATCTTCTAAGTCAGAAGAATCTGTATCTTCTTCTCTTTGTTCAAACTTAGGTTTTGTTTTTTCTTCTGTTTTTTTTACTTCCTGTAAAAGTTCTTTCGCACTTTTTGGATTAGTTACATCTGTATAACCTAAATCTACATCTTCTTTTTTTTCAAAAGCAGATGCTTCTTCTGTTGGGGTTTCTACATGAATTGTTTCTTCGTTTACTCCATCTGTATCTAATTCAACAGATGCTTGATTGTTGTCGTCAGCCATTTTATCCTCCTTAATAATGGTGCAAAATATCCGAAGGATCAGAAATTGTGGAAATGACTTCATCATCATTTAACACTCTTACTTCACCACCTTCTATTTTGAATCGTGAACCTGCATACCTACTAAAAATTATCCAATCATTTAGTTTGCACCAAGGTCCTTTTGGAAATTTATCTTTGTCATGATAACAAAGATCTCCCATTTTTAGCACAAGACCACAGACGGTTGTCATCTGTATTGTTTCTTGTGTTGTATCAGATAAATAAATTCCACCTTTGGTTTTTTTAGGACCTGCATATGGCAGAACCAAAATTCTATAACCTGTTGGTGTAGGTAATTTATCTAATGTTGATTTACTGATCGCTTTTGGATCAAGGACTGTTTCGACTTCTTCTCTAGCCTTGTAGGCTTCTAGAAGCGCTTCAGTCCGTTTCGGTGTCTCCGTGGACTTGTTCATCTTCATACTCCGTTTGTGTCAGCAGGTCTTTAAGATCCTGTTGCAGATCTTCTAAAGATCTGATTTGACCTCTAACATATTGTAGTTTCTCCATGGTGTCAACACCATATATAGCGTGGTCTTTGAGTTGTTGAAGATTCTTTTTAATTTTTCTTTGAACTAGTGAAATTGTATCTATATGCATTATAACTTCTGTAACATTATTTTGTTTTGACCCGACTCCATGACATTAAATCCATAATAACTTAATGCTTTACTAATATCTTCCATTCCATATTTTTTATAATCATCGAATATAAATCTTGATCCTTTTCTTGATCTATCAGCAAACCACACTGCTTCAGTAATAACATCTTTAGTCATATGTGGCCCATCAAAGTGAACTAAGTCATAAACCAGCGGTTGGGTTGCAAAGTAATTCATATAATCGGTATCTTTCATATGAAAAAAAGAAAATTCTGGATGGTCTGAGAAATCTTTTTGCATTTCTAATCTCATTTCATCTGTATAGTCAGCTGTGTATTCTGGAGAGTTATCATAATGTTGGTATTTAAGATTACCATAAGGATCAATACCAATGTGTTTATAATCTACTTTACCAATTCTTGCTCTAATTGATAACATTATAATTTTTGAACCAAGACCTTCTCTTACACCTATTTCACAAGTTGTAACTGATTTTGGTTGTTCGAAAAAAGGAAGTGTCTCACACCACTTTTTTAGTAATTCGTATTCTGTGCTATCACCTCTAATAGTCATAGCAAGTATATAGATTATTTTAGATCTGGATGCAAATTAAAAAACGCCTTGAAATTTTTTACCTTTTACAGCAATACCTGTGCCTCTACACATACCACCGTGTTTAAGTGTAGGAACATTTCTATTAAGCATAGCGTTCTCCCTAGCGTCTTCATAAGTTTTTACAACACCAGGATTACCCATCATACGTGGTTCTTGCTCATCCTTTTTTTTCTTAGCTGCAACTAACATGTTATGTCTTCTTAATTTTTCTTCATAACCTTTAGGTGGGTTGTATTCAGTTATTTTTTTAAAAGCTTTTTTTACTTTTTTTGTTAGTTGAGTCATTAAAACACTCCTTTAAAATTTAAACCTTTTACTGCAGCTCCACCACCTCTAACCATACCTGCTTTTTCAATTCTACCTAAAGCAGATTCGGAACCAACATTTACTGAAAGACCTACTTTTGCTTTTTTAACAGGAACACAATTAGGAACTTTTCTGTTCCCCTTCATTTTCATACCAACCATTTGATAACCTTCCCAACAAGGTCCTGATTTTTTGTTTTTACCTTTTTTCATTTTGTGCTCGCAATTTTATTTTTGTTTATACCTTCTTTTATCACATATTTTTGAGTACCGTTAGCCCCAGTCTCAACTTCTTTTTTTAAATGTTTAAATAATTGCTTTTCTTTAGCAATCTTTAATTGTTCTTCAGAATACTTTTCTAATAATTTAGTGTCTCTCATAAATATTTTTTATTTTACCTTGTGCTTTTAATTTTTTTAAATCACCTTTAGTTAAAGGTCTTACTGAATCAATTGTTGGTAACACTCTTGGTTTTATCCCTAATAATTTTTTAAACCATTTCCACATTATTTTTTACCACCCATGTGTTTTAGTTCTGTAGCTTTGATACCATATACAGCACCAACTACAGCAACCCATAATGAAATTATCCACCAAGGCATTGTTTGTAGTTTTTCAAAATATAAATCAAGTTTCTGACCAATCTCTTCATCTTCTGCAAAAACCGAATATGCAAGCAGAAACAGAGGTGATGAGAGAATTAATAAAATGAATTCGTCCTTCCAGTCACCTTTTTGGTTTTGAGCAATCTGTCCGCTGTACTCAATCTCTCCGCGTTTCATCTTTTCAGCATGAACGATTTGAGCCTCAGACATAATAATCTCTGATCTTTTTTTATTCTTATAAATTTCAGCTCCAGTTTTTAAAGCTGTGCCTATAATACTCCATGGAAACATAATGATTTATTTTACAGATTTCTTTCTTGTTTGTATAGTGCTAGGCACTGAATTACTCTATTGTATCTTCTAACCCCTAAATAAGGTGCTATTTGATGTAAAAAATTGACAGCTCTTGGTCCAGTTACTTTCCAACAAAAACTTAATTTATTCTTAATATCTCGTTTTTGTTCACTATAAATATTTCCATGTTTAGCAAAATCTGCAAATCTTTGAATAATATCTCGGTCAGTCATTTTAACCCTACATGACAAACTTGATTTTTTTGTATTTTTTTGTGGGATCATGGTAATAGTGCCTTCACCTTCAAACACACCTGCTAGAAATATGAGCTTTTGTTGTTCTGACCAGCTATCAAATAATTTATTAACTGGATTTTCTTTTTTTATAAATATTTTTGTTTTTGGAACCCTTATTAAGAATTTTAATTCCTTGTGGGTTTGGACCTCTCTTAGGCGGTGGGCCATATTTTACTCCTCCACTTAAACCTTTTCTCATTGGCCTTTAATTTTCTCTCTTGCAACTTCTAATCGCTCATCAGATTGTTGATCTTGTTGTGCAAGTTTATCATATTCATATTCTAGTCTTTGCGCAGCTCTCATATTTTCCTGCTCTGCTTTAAATTTAGTTTCTTCAGCTTTTCTTTGTAAATCCATAGCTCTTAAATCAATTTCTTGTTGTTTTAATTTCACTAGTGGATCTTCTTTGTTTTGAGCAGCGCTTTCAGATTGAACTAACTCTTGTGTAATACGCGCAGCAACTTTTGCTACCTCTGCATCAAACATAATTTGAAATTGTTGAGGATCTTGTTGTGCCATCTGTGCCATTTCAGGATTTTGCATGATCATTTGACTAACTTCTGCTTTAGCTTTGTAAGAAATGTGATCTGAAATGTGCGATTGCAGTAAAGCATACACCTGAGGGTTAATCTGAACCATTCTAGATTGCATAAATGCCATGTGTGCCTGTAAATGGGCATCATGATCTTGAAATTCAAACACTGTAAGCAGTCTCATTTGCAGTGCACGTGCATTTTCCTTTGCCGGATCTAAAGGTTCTGGTTGTTTTGGTGGTGGTTTTAGTAAAGCTTCAATTTGTTTTGTGCCTAATGCCTCATAAACCCTTCTGTAGGCTTCGTGAAGGTTGTGCATTCCAGGATTTGAGCTTGCAATTTGTAATTGTGTCTGTGCAAGAGTCACTCTTTGAGCCATTGACATGATATTTGGGTCAGCAACAGGTAAAATATCGACTCTTTGGTCAAAATCTTGTGCTTTAATCGTTCTAGGACCACCGTAGACATCGTATGGATACTCTGGAGGTAGTGATTCACCACAAATTCTTGCTAAAATTTTAAATTCTAATCGCATTGCATAGTAACAACGCTTGTGAACACCACTCATTACACGACTTCCACGTTCCATTAGCGCAATTGTAGTACCAACTGCTCTGTTTTGAACGTCATTACCAATGTTTGAATCTGTTATTGCAGCAAATTTTTGTCCTGCTTGTACTACAAAACCTAAAAGGTTGTATAAAGTAACACTTGGTTCAGTAAATGGTAAGTTAAAAAACTGATCTCTAATGTTTCCACCAGGTGCATCTACATCTCTAAACTCTCCTGGTTGTATTGGTTGGTCATCATCTCTTACTCTAATGCCTCTAGACTTAAATCCTGCAGGTAAATTCTTTAAAGTTCCTGCATCGATTAATTGTCTTAGCGATTGAGTAGCCGCTTGAGACAAACCACCAATCATGTGAGTTAAACCAAAACCATAAAAACCTAATCCTGGTAAAAATTTGTAATGAACAAAGTATTCAATTCTAGAATACGAAATATCATCAGGTCTATAATTTCTGTAAATAGATAAAATTTCACCTGAACCTTCATCGATTGTTACAATGTATGGAATTTTTATTTTCTTAGCTCTGTCATCAAAGTCTTCGTAATCATCTAAATTTAAATCAACGTGCATTTCTAAAATAGTATGCAAGTAATCATCGCCCGTTCTCTTGATTCCTTCTAACTGATTTAATTTTTTCTGAACATCATCCGGTTCTGAATCCGATTCAATCAATTCTATGTCTCTATAAAAACCTGCAGCTTGTTTTTTAATCACCTCGTTTTGAGTCATTTTAATGACGTGAGTAATTCTTTCACAATCTTTTAAATCAGATGCATAATAAGGAACCACTAAATCTTCTGCAGGAATAAATTTAGATACAGGTCTATCTAACATTGCATCGTAATAAACTTTTTTAAATGTTGAACCCGACAGTGGTAAATAAAATAACATCTGATCCATATCAGTTGTGTATTCTTCCATCTCCTCCATCAGCAGGTAATTCATATAATCTTTAACACGTTCTGCTTGTTGTTCTGTTTGTTGTGTTTGTAATCCTACGACCTGTGTTCGCACAGGACCATCAGATGGCACTAATTCTTTATACGCTTGTGCTTGGAACTGTGTTACGGATTCAGCTAATAATGGATGCGTGACACCGGAAGCTCCTTTAAATGGTTT